ATTCTGACTGATAATAGAAGATATACAATGAGAGATATTGGTATTATTGAAGATAGAGTAGAAAATCTAGAAAGAGTAACAACTCTTTCTTTACTTGAAGTTAATACTCAAACCTTACAAATAAAAGACTCCGAAGGTTCTGATAGATTTAAGAGTGGTTTTTTTGTTGACGACTTCTCTGATAGTTCCAGATTTGATACTTTTGAATCAACAACATTAGTTGATGAAGAATCAAGAACACTCAATTCTGATATTAGTAGCAATTCGTTAGAATCACTAATAGCAACATTAGATAATATCACTCCAGAGAATTTAGACTTAAGTGCAGATAAGTATTCAACCACTCCTCTGGTCCTTCTGGATTCTAATATAGAAAAAACTGGAAATTCTTTGACACTTGCATATGATCAAATTGGTTGGTTGGAACAACCATTTGCTACTAAAGTTGAAAATGTAAATCCATTCAATATTGTTGTCTATAATGGCACAGTTACATTAGATCCTGCAGTCGATAGTTGGACTAGAACAGTTCAGTTAGCTGATAGAACAATTGATAGAGGAGTTACCAGAACAAATAATGTCAATTTGGTCAATAATTTAAGCTCAAATCAGAGCAGAACAATTAGGTTACGACCAGGTGCAATAGGAGCAAATACTGTTAATCTCATAAGAAGAGCTAGTAGTTTTAATATTAATACATCAAATACAGCTAGAGGATCATTTGATACAGTCGATACCTCCATTCGTAATGAAGTAGTGGGTAGTAATGATCAGTTCTTTATTAGATCTAGAAACGTAGAATTTAATGCATCTAACTTAAAACCAAATACAAGATATTATCAGTTCTTAGATGAAAGAAGTGGAGTTGATGTAATTCCAAAACTTGTAGAAATTGAAAATGTATCTGCAGCATTCACAATTGGAGAAACTGTTATTGGAACTGTAGGAGGTGTTGAAAGAATTAGATTTAGAGTGTGTAGACCTGATCATAAATCAGGAAGTATTTCAAGTCCAGATTCAACATATAATCAGAATCCATATAATAAGACTCAAATTTTAGGTTCAGTATATAGTTCTACATCAAATGTTCTTAATGTTGACGTTGATGGACTTGCTAAGAGAGCACAGGGTACATATTTTGGATATATTCAGTCTGGGATGCAATTAGTTGGACAAAGCAGCAATGCAATTGCCTCTGTAAAGGACATCAGATTAATTTCGGACAATTTTGGAGACCTTAATGGATCATTCTTTATTAGACCTCCACATGTAAATCCAATACCAAGTGTTAGATTGCGTGCAGGAACAAAAACTTACAAATTAACATCTAGTTCCACAAATTCTAAAGGATTACCTGGAAGCAATTTAATTTCTTTTGCAGAAACATCTTATACTGCAAATGGAACTGTTTTGAGATTCCAAGCAACAGTTACAAGAGAAACCGCAAGAACAAATATTTCAAATACAGTTAGTTTAAATTTAAGTAGATCAGTTAATGTTGAATATACAGATCCTCTAGCACAAACATTTACTGTTGGTGGAAATATTCAGGTCAAATCTGATATTGATACTGATGATGACGTAAATGGAGTATTTTTAACATCTGTAGACGTATTTTTTGCTACAATTGATAGTGGTAACGCACCAATTAGAGTAGAAATAAGAGAAACTCAATTAGGAACACCAACACTCACAACTATTGGAAAACCAGTAACTCTTAAACCAAGAGGTAGTATTGATGGTGTTGAAACCCAACTAATTCAAACATCAGACACTGGAGAAATTGCTACAAATATTAGATTCCCAGAACCAATTTTCTTGGCACCTGGTAGAGAATATGCAGTAGTTTTAATATCAGATCAAAGTGATGAATATGAAGTGTGGACAGCTGTCATGGGAAATAAGACTGTCAACACACAACAACTTCCAGATGTTGATCAAGTGATTTATACTAAACAGTTTGCTCTTGGGTCTTTATTCAAATCTCAAAATGGATCTATCTGGTCAACTGATCAAAATCAGGATTTGAAATTTAAACTTTATAAAGCAGAGTTTGTGCAGAGTTCGGGAACTGCTTATTTCTACAATCCACCTTTAGATCGAAGTAATGATTATGTTTTGGAGTTGATTAACAATCCTATTACAGTCCTTCCAAAAACAGGAAGGATTGGTATTGTTACAACAACAGATTCAAGTTTTATTGGTATTGTAACTGTTGGTAGAAAACTTGCCGGTGGCAATAATAATGGAGGATCAGCAATTATTGTTGGGCAAGGTAGTTCTGTTAAAGATGCTTCCACATTAACAGAGTCGGGACAAAATTATCCAATAAGCACTACTGAAACAGTAAGTACATTTAATTTCTCTGGAAAGGGAGATGGACTAAAACTTAATATAACTACCAACGCTAGTGGAGTAATTACTGGTGTTGGGCACTCTACTCTCGATTATGGAAATGGATATCAAGTTGGAGATGTTGTTGGTATTCAAACTTCGACAACATCATCAGCAACTGGTAGAGATGCAAGAATAACAATTGGTGATGTTACTGGTGTTGATACCTTATATCTCACCAATGTTCAAGGTGAATTTGGTGGTAGTGGTAGTGGAAAAGAATTTGCTGTAGGTGTTGCTTTAAGTTATTTCAGTGGTTCTAGTACAATTGTTTCTGCTGCAGGAACTAACATTATATCTTCTAATGCAGATGGTGGAATTTATTCTGGAGATTACTTTAAAGTAGATCACTTCAATCATGGAATGTATTCGACAACCAACAAAGTAGTTGTTGATAATATTAAATCGGATATTCCAACAACAATATTAACATCAGAACTAATTGTTGGAGAAACTTCATATATTAACATCGATTCTTCATCCAACTTTGAAACGTTTGAAGGAAGACCGGTAAGTGGTTCATATACTGGATATGTAAAAATTGGAAATGAAATTATTGGATATAATGATGCAACTGGTGGAGTATTGACTATTTCTTCAAATGGTAGAGCAATTGATGGAACAATTGCAATTAATCACCCATTAGATAGTGTTATCGAAAAATATGAATTTGGTGGAGTTTCTTTAAGAAGAATTAATGGAATCAGCACCTCTATACAATCTCCTATTGATATTGATAATTATCACGTTAGAATTGATAGATCAATAACTAAAGGAAATAATAGATTAAATGATGGATCTAGCACAGATTCTCCAGAATTATCTTTCAATGATGAAAAATTAATTGGAGGAAATTCTGTTACTGCCTCTGAAAACTTAGTATATAATTCGATAACTCCATCATATGATATACTCACTCCAGGATCAACTACTTTTGCAACAGGAAAAGTTAGAACAACAACAGCAACTAGCGTTTCTGGAACAGAAGTTTCATTTAATGATAATGGGTATGAGGAAGTTCAATTAAATTCTTTAAATTCATTATCTTCTTTGAGGATGGTCGCTTCAGAGATAAATCAAAATGAATACTTAACATCTCTACCAAGAAATAAATCACTTACCACTGCCATTACATTTAATTCAAATGATCCAAATAATGTACTTTCTCCAATATTGAATTTGGAGCAAGCAGGTTCTATACTCAATAGTAATAGATTGAATAAACCAATCACTGATTATCCCAATGATGATCGTGTTAATTCAATTGTTGATGATCCACATTCATCCGTATACTATTCAAATATCACAACTCTCCAAAATCCAGCATCTGGACTTAAAGTTATTATTGCTGTAGAAAGACCTGGAGACTCTGACTTTAGAGTTCTTTATACGACAGTAAAAGCAGATTCTAGTGAAATTGAACAATCATATGAATTGTTCCCAGGATATGATAATCTTAAGCAAACAACTGAAGGTTTCTTAATTGTCGATCCATCTAAAAATAGTGGATTACCGGATAGAAAAGTTAGAGCAAGTTTGGATGGTGAATTTTTAGAATATGAATTTACAGTTGATAGTTTAGATTTATTCAGTGGATATGGAATTAAGATTGTAATGTCCAGTTCCAATCAAGCACAAACACCTCGTTTTGCGGATCTTAGAATTATTGCACTCAGATGATAAAAGTAAAAGGACACTCCAATTTATACAGAGATGAAAATACCGGTGCTATCGTAAATTACGATACTGCCGGATATAATCAATATGTGAATACTATTACACAAAAAGATTTACGTAAAAAAGAATTGGATGAGATGAAAAAAGATATTAATGATATAAAATATTTACTTCAAGAAATTTTGAATAAATAACTGCTTATAAATATCTAGAGGTATATTAGCATCATAAAATAATGGCTGTTTATGTATCAAATATTGTTATCGAACAAGGATTTGATTTTGATACTTCATTCCAATTAGAAGATACCAGAACTAATTCCCCATTAATATTGAGCAGTGCTTCTGCCGAATGTAAATTGAGAAAACATTATGGTTCTACATCATCAGTATCTTTTGCATCGTCAATAACTAGTCCCGAGTTAGGAATTATTTCCATTTCATTGAATGCATCACAAACTGTAGATATGAGACCTGGTAGATATGTTTTTGATGTAAAATTAACAAATTTTGGCAAAGAATTTAAAGCTGTAGAAGGTACAGCACTAATAAGAGGGGGAGTAACTAGGTAATGCCAAGTATAAACGATAGGATTGGTTCTCAAAATGTAATCCGTGTTTTATCCAATGCTTCTGCTCCACCGACACGGTTATTAAACTTAACTGATGTAGATTCCACTCTAAAAAATAGAGATGGAATGATTTTGGTATGGGATTTGGCAACAGAAACCTTCTATATGACGGACACGATTGATTCGTCATCTTTAAATATTACTGGTATTGCGACATTTTCAAATACTACCGACTCTACATCATCAATTACTGGTGCTTTAGTTGTTAATGGTGGAATTGGAATTGGTAAAGCAGTCAATATTGGAGGAAATATATCAGTTGCTGGTATATCAACTTTTGCATCAAACGTTGATATTAATGCTGCAGTTGATATTTTAAATAGTTTAAATGTTAACGAAACATTTGAATCTGTCGGAATCACAACTCTTGCTTCTGCAGGTGGTATTACCACTACTGGAGGACATTTATATGTAGGGTCCAATTTAGAAGTTTCTGGAACTTCAAACTTTATCGGAAATGCTACATTTAGAGGTGGTACAATTGGAATTGGTGATTCTACTGGAGATGATATTGATGTTGGAGGTGAATTTGTATCTAATTTAGTTCCAAATACTGATAACACTTATGATATTGGTATTACGACACAAAGATGGAGAGACGGAAAATTTTCTGGTCTTGTAACGACTACTAACTTATTTGTTTCTGGAGTATCAACTTTCCTTGGTGATAACTATATTACAGGAAACTTAAAGATAACTGGATTTGCCTCTGTTACTGAAGGTTTATATTACGATGCTAATGACTATGACGGACCAAATGGAATTGCTTATTTCGATAATACCGGAAAACTAATTGGTGCTGCCAGTACAGAAAATGCATTGACTGAAAGTTATTTTGTATTAACGACCAACAATGTAGGAATTCCTACATGGACTTCGGTAATTGATGGAGGATCTTACTGATGGCAAAACCCAACACTAGACAAGGACTTATTGATTATTGTCTGAGACAACTTGGAGCACCAGTTTTAGAAATAAATGTTGCTGATGAACAGATTGATGATTTAATTGATGATACTATTCAATACTTTAATGAAAGACATTATGATGGTGTTGAGAGAATGTATTTAAAATATAAAGTATCTCAGGATGATATTGATAGAGGAAAAGCTAGTGGTATAAATGGAGTTGGAATTGTAACAACAACAGGAACTTCAACTAATATAAGTGGTGTTGGGACAATTACTTCAAATTTTTATGAAAATTCTAATTTTATTCAAGTTCCAGATTCTGTAATAGGAATTGAAAAAATATTCAAATTTGATACTAATACAATTTCTGGAGGAATGTTTAGTATAAAGTATCAACTTTTTCTAAATGATCTTTATTATTTTAGTTCTATAGATTTATTGTCATATGCAAGGACAAAAACATATCTGGAGGATATTGATTTTTTACTTACCACTGACAAACAAATAAGATATAATAAGAGGCAGGATAGATTATACTTAGATATAGACTGGGGAGAACAATCTAAAGACACATTTTTTGTAATTGATTGTTATAGAGCACTTGATCCAGAAAGTTTTTCTCAAGTTTATAATGACAGTTTTGTTAAAAAATATCTTACTGCATTAATAAAAAAACAATGGGGACAAAATCTAATCAAATTCCAAGGTGTAAAACTTCCTGGAGGTATTGAACTAAATGGTCGTGCATTATTTGAAGATGGACAAAGAGACTTGGAAGATATAAAACAGAAAATGTCTTCTGAATATGAACTACCACCTTTGGATTGTATTGGTTAATAATTATGACATTGAATCCATTTTTTCTTCAAGGTTCTTCGGCTGAACAATTTCTCGTTCAAGATATAATCAACGAACAATTAAAAATTTATGGTATAGATGTATATTACCTACCTAGAAAGATTTTTAAGACTGATGACATAATTCGTGAAATACAATCTTCTAAATTTGATGATAGTTTTTTGATAGAAGCATATTTGAATAATTATGATGGATATGCTCCTGATAGTGATATCATGACCAAGTTTGGTCTTAGATTGAAAAATGAAATAAGTTTGACTATATCTAGAGAAAGATATGAAGAATTTATTGCTCCGTTTTTGGAAGGTATTTCATCGGGAATTAGAGAAGGAAGAATTACTGAATATGATTTTGCCGATTTGATTACAAGACCAAAGGAAGGTGATTTAATTTATTTTCCACTAGGAGAAAGATTATTTGAAATAAAAAGAGTTGAATCGGAAAAACCATTTTATCAACTAGGAACTAATTATGTTTATGAATTGAGTTGCGAACTTTATGAATATGAAAATGAACTTATTGACACTTCAATTGAAGAAGTTGATAATACTGTAGAAGATGAAGGATATATTACAAGTATTACAGTTGTCGGCAACGACGGTGACCCCATTACCGGATCTGCATCAACTGCTACTGCATTGGCAGGAATTTCTTCCCATTCTATTAGTGAAATATTTTTAAATAATGATGGTAGTGGATATGTTTCCACTCCTACAGTAACGTTCTCAAATCCACCAAATCTTGCCGGAGGAGATTCCCTTGCCACGGCGGTTGCAATTACAACTAATAGAGCAAACGTACAATCTATTTTAAGATTGGAATTGACAAATGGTGGATCTGGATATACTAATGCACCAACAATAACAATAACTGGTGGAGGAGGAACAGGAGCTGCGGCAACTTGTTCTGTCGGAGGAACAGAGTTTAGTGTTTCTTCTATGTCGATTACTAATAAAGGACGTGGATATTCTATTCCACCTACAGTAATTATTGGTAGTCCTGGAGTAGGAATTACTGCAACTGCAGTTTCTGGAATTGTTGATGGCAAACTCGATTATATTAGAATACTTAATGCAGGTATTGGATATACTCAAGCACCTACGGTTTCTATAACAGGATTATCTACGGTTGGTGTCGGAACTTATGTCTATAACGAAACCATAACTGGAGAATCGTCAGGAGTAACAGCAGTAGTTAGAGATTTTAGAACTACTATTTCGGCAGTACCTGGTATTCTTCCTGTTACCAATATTAGAGTTTCACTAAATACTGGTAAGTTTAGTCCTGGTGAAACAATTGTAGGAACAATTTCATCTGCTAGATATACTGTTTTGGATTATGATACGGAGAGTTATGATAATCCATATGACACTAATGAAGAAATAGAATCGGAAGCAGATGATGTTATAGATTTTTCAGAATCAAACCCATTTGGTACTTATTAATGTTAGGAACATATTTTTATCACGAAATTATAAGAAAAACTATTATTAGTTTTGGAACATTATTCAATGACATTTCCATCAGGCACACAAAGAGTGATGGTAGCATTTTAGATGAAACAAAAGTTGGTCTTTCTTATGGACCAATGCAGAAGTTTTTGACAAAAATTCAAGAACAAGATCAGTTAACAAAACCTATTGCAATTACTCTTCCGAGAATGTCATTTGAAATGACCACAATTCAATATGATTCGACTAGAAAAACTGGAGTTACTCAAACATTTAAAGCAAACGATACTACTGATAATAAAACAAAGAAAGTTTTTATGCCGGTTCCATATAATATTGGATTTGAACTTAATATTTTCAGTAAATTAAATGATGATGCTCTTCAAATTGTTGAGCAGATACTTCCTATTTTCCAACCATCATTTAATTTGACTGTTGATTTGGTCAGTTCTATTGGAGAAAAAAGAGATATTCCAATTGTTCTTGATAGTATTGATTTTCAAGATGATTATGAAGGATCATTTCAAATCAGAAGAGCATTAATTTATACTTTAAGATTTACTGCTAAAACTTATCTGTTTGGTTCTATTGCAGATACTTCTGATGGACTCATCCGCAAAGTTCAGGCAGATGTTTATAGTAATACTAATACAAAGACTGCAAAACGTGAAATGAGGTATACTGTTGTTCCTGATCCCATTACTGCCGAACCTGGTGATGATTTTGGATTTACCGAAGAATGGACGTTCTTACCAGACTCTAAAGATTATAGTCCTACTAGACAAAAGGATATTTGATTGTTATGGATAATAATTATGATTCAATCGATAAAGCTTTGAATATTGATAGTGATATTGTTGAGTCAAAACCAATCAAAAAACCAGAGATTATAAAATCCAAAGATGATGATATAGAGAAAGATTATGTCTATAGTCGTGCAAATCTTTACTCCCTCATAGAGAAGGGTCAGGAGGCAATTAACGGCATTATGGAAGTAGCAGGGGAAGGAGGTAGCCCTAGGGCATACGAGGTCGCAGGACAGTTGATTAAGAGTGTTGCGGATACTACAGATAAGTTGATCGATTTACAAAAGAAACTTAAGGATGTAGAAGACGAAACTAAGAAAACTACAAACAATGTTACTAACAATGCAGTGTTTGTTGGGTCTACATCAGAACTTCAAAAAATGCTTAAGCAAGGGTTTCTAAATAATAAAGAATGAACTATTTTTCTATAGATGAAAAAGTGTAAGCAAGGATATTATTATTGTTATACTGATGAAGTATGTAAACCCATTCCAAAAGGTTTGAAGATGACCGCTAGATTTTCTGGTGGTGGAAAAGAACCAGAAGAAACTGGCATTGGTGTGCCCACAAATGGTAATGGAGAAAGCACTAACAGTAATGATGGAGATGGTGGTGGTATGAGTGAAGAAACCATCGTAGAAAAACTTAATGGTAAGTTCGACTGGGGAAATAAGTCAGAGTCTGTAGAGTACTCTGACTGGAGAGATGATTTCAAAGCAACTGAATATGAGTTCGTTGATATTATCAAACCAGAACCACTGAAAGGTAAAACACTTGAAGAGAAGAAGGAAGAATCAAAAGTCGGTGGTGGCAATCTAGAAAAACTTACTGCAAAAGCAGTAAGAAGAGTTGATGCCGATGTTGATGGTGATGTTGATAGTGTAGATATGAAGTCTCCAGAGACTGGTGAATTTGTTCCTTCACCTGATGGTAAGAAACTAAAACCTAAAGTAAGGTTTGAAGATACTTCAGATTGGGGGAGTAAACTTGGGATTGTTGATGTAATTTTATGAGTGACGTATATCTTGGTAATCCATTATTAAAAAAGGCAAATACTGCGATTGAGTTTACAGAAGATCAAATTATTGAGTTCTTAAAATGTAAACAAGATCCTATTTATTTTGCAAACAATTATATTAAAATTGTTTCTCTCGATGAAGGTTTAACGCAATTTCATCCATATCATTTTCAAGAAAAATTAATTCATAATTTTCATAATAACAGATTTAATATCTGTAAGATGCCTAGACAGACCGGTAAATCTACTACTGTAGTATCATACCTTTTACACTATGCACTTTTTAATGATAGTGTAAACATTGGTATTCTGGCAAACAAAGCATCCACTGCTAGAGAACTGTTAGGAAGATTATCAACTGCATATGAAAACTTGCCAAAATGGATGCAACAAGGTATTCTAGTATGGAACAAAGGAAATATCGAGTTAGAAAATGGCAGTAAGATATTGGCATCTTCTACATCTGCGAGTGCTGTCCGAGGCATGTCGTTCAATATCCTCTTTCTCGACGAATTCGCATTCGTCCCTAATCACGTCGCTGATTCCTTCTTTGCATCTGTTTATCCTACTATTACTTCTGGCAAAAGCACAAAAGTAATTATTGTATCCACACCACGTGGTATGAATCACTTCTACCGTATGTGGCATGATGCTGAAAGAAATAAAAACGAATATATTCCTACAGAGGTTCACTGGTCAGAAGTTCCTGGTAGAGATGTAGTTTGGAAAGAACAAACGATTTCAAACACATCAGAAGAACAATTCCGAGTCGAGTTTGAATGTGAATTCCTTGGTTCTGTTAATACATTAATAAATCCATCAAAACTCAAAACTTTAGTATATGAGGATCCTATACAAAAAAATGCTGGATTAGATATCTATGAAAATCCTATTGAGGATCATAATTATCTAATTACGGTTGATGTTGCTCGTGGACTTGGTAATGACTATTCGGCATTTATTGTTTTTGATATTACAGAATTTCCTTATAAAGTAGTTGCAAAATATAGGAATAATGAAATCAAACCAATGTTATTTCCCAATATCATATTTGATGTAGCAAAAGGTTATAATCAATCTTGGTTATTGATTGAAGTAAATGATATTGGAGAACAAGTTGCGAGTATTCTTCAATATGATTTAGAATATGAAAATATTTTAATGGCCACTATGAGAGGTAGGAATGGACAGATAGTAGGAACGGGATTTTCTGGTAAAAAAACTCAACTTGGAGTTCGCACAACTTCTGCAGTCAAAAAATTGGGATGTTCAAATCTCAAAACTCTTATAGAAGAAGATAAATTATTTACTCCCGATTATGAAATTATATCCGAATTAACAACTTTTTCACAGAAAGCAAATTCTTTTGAAGCAGAAGAAGGTTGTAATGATGATTTAGCAATGTGTCTTGTAATATTCTCCTGGTTAGTAGCACAAGAATATTTTAAAGAGATGACCGAGAATGATGTGAGAAAAAGAATATATGAAGAGCAGAAAAATCAGATTGATCAAGACATGGCACCATTTGGATTTATTGAGGATGGAATTAATAGTGAAACAACTTTTATAGATGATTCTGGAGATAGATGGTATGCAGATGAATATGGTGATCGTTCATATATGTGGGACTATAGATAATGTCCATTGATGACGAAATAGAACTGGAGCATTTATTATTTTTTGATCGTAAATGTAGAACATGTGAAAAAGTTAGAAGTTTGATGGATGATTTTTATTTGACTCGAAAAGATAGAAAAACATTAGCATCATCATATTCTTATGAATGTAAAGAATGTACAATCAAAAGAGTAAGTAAAGGTAGAAAGAGTAATTTGCAATGGGAATATCCTGATTGGTGAGTATTCATGTATCGTTTCCCCATTAGAAATACCCCTTTTCCTAAATATTTTTAGGTAAATTGGATGCGAGGAAAAAGAAGATGCCACTAAATTTAGCATCTCCTGGTATTGTAGTAAGAGAAGTAGACTTAACTGTCGGTAGGGTTGACCCAACCTCCGGTGGCGTTGGTGCAATTGTTGCACCTTTCGCACAAGGTCCTGTTGATCTCCCTACAATAATCGGAAGC